GTTCTATCGGCTATACGGGAAGAAAGAAGGAATTATGAATCTATATGGAATCGAAAACAGAAACACAATTGGTAAAGCAATTATGGTAGCAGATAGCAGAACAACATGCGATTGGTTATATAATAACAATCTTAAATATGTAACATGGGCTGAGGTGAGAGGATATATGAACGTTAATTTGACAACTATTCACCCATATAATGGCAGATATGGAAAAGGTTTTGTAAGAGTAGTCCCGAGTTATTATAAAGGCAAGCCTTCTACAAAGTTTATGACAATTCAATACTGGATTGAAAAGTGAGGTGCTAACATGAAAATTTATATTCCATATTATGAAAACTGTTCATGGCATACTGCTACTTTAAATTCGTTAGAATGCAACTTGTATAAGCGCAAGGGCGGCGGATATACAATTTTTGCTTATAATAACGCAGTCGCTTTTAATGGAGATAATGTGTACAGTAATGAACTAGGTGCACTTGCGTATCAGTGCAAAAACTATGGAAATGCCAATGTGTACAAGTTGGATGTTGAAACAATTAAATGGAAAAACAGATAGGAGAGCTAATAACATGGATAATTTAACAGTTCAAAAGAAATTAAAACTTATCAGTGATTGCATAGCGGCAGAAGATTCTGTTAGCAAGCTTCATATTGACGTTAGAAAGATGTATGCTTACTTAGCAGAACAGGCAGTAAATTCTGAAACATCAAACGATATTAAGTCTCTTGAAATTGCAAAAATTACACTTGATTTTCTTGTAAGAGGGGTATTAAAATGAACTATTCAATAGTTGTATGGGGCTTCGATACTGATAATGACTACTACCACGACTGTGATATTATTGCAGCTAAAAGTTTTGCAGAAGCGTTTGCTTATGCTACTAATTATGCATGGCAAGGATGGACTTTTACAAAAATAGAAATTGAGTTGTTAAAAGAAAATCAGTATATTATAGAATATCATGATAGCTGTACTAATGAAAATGATATTTTTGGATGTAAAGCTGACAATGAATTAGATGCAAAGATAAAGTTTAGACTTTCTAAAGATTTTGCAGATACTAAACGGTATGACATAATCAGTGTAAAAGGAGTAAAGAAATGATTGACTATAGTATTTGCATCGAAGCAACGTGTTGCGATTCAGCAGGATATATTAGAAAAGTAATTGATAAAATGCCACTTATTGATGATGAATTGATAGAAAAATTTTTGAGAAAGTGTAGAAAGTATTATACAGTGATAACATGGGAAATATTGCTATTGCCTAAACGTTAATAAAGAGAGGGCTTGTACCCTCTCTTTCTTAATTCAAAGGAATATTAAATTCTACACCATACAACTGTATCTCATCAACACTTGTATAACTAGCGTACCCAGCGCCGCTTATATCAACCAAACGGAGATAAATTGCACCACTATCTAACTGTGTAGCATCATACGGATTGATAGTAAGAACAGCCATGCATTGATGATAACCGGACTTATCATGAATAATCGCATTACAATTGCAAATACTTTGCTCATTTACAAACGAAAGATTATGACTCATAACCTTGACGGCGGCATTTGTGAAATTCTTCGCTGGTTTAAATGCCAAATCAAGGAAGCTAGACACATGTCTAAAGCTACAATGTGCGTTGGTATTAGTCAACACAACATTCATCTTATAATCATTCAGTGTGCAATCAGTACCATCAAGTGCAAATTCGCCAACTCGATTCCATGACGCATACCCACCCATTGCCTTATAAATCATATCTGCAATTGAAGCTTGCCCGCTAGCATTAGGGTGAATATTATCAGATGCTACAACACCTACCCAACGTAAAGCACTATCTGCACCACTCAAAAACTTATACTTACCCCAGTAAGTTTCGTACAAAGTTTTAATTTCATTATATGCTTTTTGTTTTGCAACGCTAGTAAATCCAATGATAGGTGTAGCAATCCACCCAATGTAAAGTGTTGCGTTTGGCAACTGCGACATTAAGTTAAGTACATCCTTGATACCAGAGTTAACAGTTGAAGAAGCAATAAATTGATCATTCCAACCGCCTGCAACAACAACATACTTAACCTGTTTCTTTTGCTTATCAGTCAGGGTAGCAATAGCTTGTGTCAGCAACTCTGAAAAGTGAGTGTTTGCACCAAATCCACTTCCACCCAAACTTTTATTAACATAAAACTTAGCATCTGAAAAATACTTCTCATGCAAAATATCACACCACGGCTTAACCATGCCCTCAGGTGTATACCCTTCCCCGTATGAATCGCTAATTGTAATTAAGCCGTAGTTGGTTAACCATGTATCAATAATATCAGCCAATTCGCCACTGTTTTTCAGTCCATCAAGATATGCGTTAATAGCACCAATATAATCAAGATTATCAATATAGTTTTGCACATCCTGTTGCCATTTATTCCATTGCTTGTAATAATCATCCCACTTTGTATTTAAATCTTTAGTCGTTTCAATAATCCAATCAAGATTTAAATTATGAAAATCTGTATACGGAAAATTAGAAAATGCCATTGTCTACCCCCTACTTGAATTGATCTGAAGGAATCACGTTATACTCTTTACCGTCATCGCCTGTAACAAGAATAGGTTCAAAAGCCGTATCAAAATAATGTATATCTGGTATTTGTCCAAATTTTTCGATTGTTATTCTAATTTCGGCTTCTTTTGTAATATCAGGCACATATATACCTATTGTTGATGGAGACTTGCTATTAACAACAGGAAATGTGATGGTATCCCCCGTAAATATTGACATATACGGTACTAACTCTTTAACGTTGTTTGCGCCATTGATATGTAATCGTTCGTATGTATAACCATCTTGTAATTGAATAGTAGTATGCCCCTCTGTTAATTCATTAGCTTTAAAATAAATGCGAATAAAATTTCCACTATATCGAATCATAATTTACCCCCTTTTTCCCAACCAAATCCAGCAATCACACCGATTGAAATTGTTTCATTTTCTCGCCCGCAATGCATAAAAAAGCCGTGGCCTATATCGAGGGCGATGTGCCTACCATTGCCGCCAAAAGTTGTATACAGTAAATCTCCATCTTTAGTCTTGTCGGGAGTTGTTATATTTGTACAACTGTTTATATAGGCAGTCGAATACATAAATTTCCCTGTAACAAGATTGATAAATCCGCTGCAATCAATTACTGTTTTTCCTAAACAAAAAGCCTTAATCTGTGCTTTCTGCTGTGCGTTGTACTTCTTGAAATAATTTGGCTCTGCCGCCCATAGTGACTCAAAAACCTCACTAGTGCAATACTGCCCCTTCGCCCCGTAAAGGTAAGCGTACTTATCACGGTTTTTGTAAAGCTCTCTAGCCTTAGCAATATATGCAACGTTCTTATCTGGAATATCATAAATCATAGTTTAATTCTCCTTTTCTTTTACGATTGTTAACAACTCTGTAATAACTTTTGTGTTATTGTTTAGTGCGTCAACCCACTTGGTACTTTCAACATCATGCTTTTCGTACCATGTTTTTCTTTCTTCTCGCTGTCTCACATCAAGGGCATTCACATACCACATCACAGCGCCAAGGCATACGCAAGGCACACCAACCATCTGCGCAATTTGCGCAATTGCATTCATAATTTCCATTCTACCACACTCCTATCAAAAGTCTATCAGCATACAGTTTACAAACATCATCAAGAAAATTGTAAGCTTTAGTCAGATCAATTTCTGCTTGCATCATTCGTTGTGACGTTGTCACTCCTATGTTACCATGCATTCTTCCCTCATGAGTTCCGCTTGTGGTTGACTCATCCAAACCATTTGTAACACTTCCATGTGATGTATCAGCACCAAAAGTCTGTGAATCACTTCCGCTGTCAGTCGTGTTATCAGTGTTGGCAACTTCAGGGGTTGAAGAATTAAAAGCTGCAACTTTGTGAGTATTGTCAGAAACTTTTCCAAAAGTTGTTGTGATGCTGCCTTTATTAAACGTTTCTTCTGTATCAACTTTCCCCTTCTGAAAAGTGCCGTTTCCATTATCAGTCCAACTTTCCATTCTATCATAATTTTCGATTGGATTGTACTCAAGCTGTGTTACTTCCCACAAATGATCAATACTCCATTGTAACGACTTCGCCACACTTGTAACATGCCGTCTTAAATATTTGGGGTCTTGATATACGGGAGTCAGATCGCCATATGATAGCAAAAAGTGTTCAATAAGTTGATCTCTTGAAACACCTTTAATATATATATCCGTAAAGATACTATTATCATAGTCATACAGAGTCGCTATTGGAATTATAGCTCTCATCACTTCCACCCCCTCTATTGTTAGGATACCGCAAACGCGCACGAATGTCAAGGTTATAATGTGCGTTTACTTTTTCCAAACACTCGTTAATAGTCTCAACCCACAACTCACACTTCGACATGATAGCATTTTTGCTTTCTTCTACCTCATCTGTAATCATGCGTTCTTTCTTGTCAGGAGCTGTATAAATACCAATCTCCATATCAAACGCGTGTTTGAGATTTTCAACGCTTTCCAACGCTGACTTAACTACATTATAACATTTCTCAATGTCATTGTTAAAGTACTCATATAACGGTTTTCCTGTCTCCTTATCATATAGTGCTTGATTGATTACAACCGCCAACTTTCCCGACATAATATCATCAAACGCAACTTTAAACGTTTCCGCTGTACTTTTGTTTTTTGCTGTAAAAATAAAACCAAACTTTGCAAGCGCGCATGCAACGTCATGATTTGATAAAGTCATTGCCACCCTTTGCGCATACGAATTGATCAAATCACCAATGCCGCACCAATCAGGTGCTAATTTTACAATCTCACAATCTTCACCAATAACTAAATCTCCATTAAAACTCGCGTCAAAAGCTGGGTTGGCAACTACATAGTTAGTCGGTTGATATTGTACATCAAAACCATAAGGAGAACCGTGCTGGGGAATAACACCAAATTTTGCAGTATTCATAACGCAAAAGTTACCTTTTAAAAACAAAAGAGGATAGATATAATTTTTTGACCAATTTTTAGGAATACCGTCAAAAAGTATAAGACTTTCTGCACGTTGCAAAAAGTAGCGAAAGTATGTTGCATAGTCCCATGTATTGTTAATATGAATCATGTTTGGATTCTGCCTTGATTCATATTCGTTAATAATAGGGCTTGAGACACCTTCCCCAACATAATAGCCACTATATACAAAAGGTTTCATTCTATAAAAATACCCCCATTCAAAAAATCATTGATTATCGCTTTTCCGTTTTCAGTTGCAGAGCAACTAACATCTGCATTTTCACACTGCAAAAAACCAGATAAGTTAGATAAGCTTATCTTTTTACAAACGGGATAACCAAAATGCTCATAATCACGGTTGGGTTGATTTGCAAAAATAGCACGTAAAGCAATAACATTACTTCCTACCATTGTTCCACCACTACCGCCACTTGTTTCAACGGTTGGGGAGATGCTAGAAATTCCCGACTCAATGGCAGAGACACCACCTAAAATATTATGAGTGGCAAACGAAAAAGCGGCATTGATTGCACTTGACACAGTACCAATAATATTTGTAGAACGTGATGAGTAACTAACAGAAGCGCCGCAATTTCCTGTAGCAGTGAAAAGTAATATCGAACCTGCCTTGACTGTAACAAAAATAGCACCATTTATGTCGACTGAATATTTTATTGTTAGAGACTCGATACCAGCTAGTTCTTTAGAGGATACTCGCATAGTTCCGATAAAAGGCAATGTTAAAATATATTGCGTAAACGGTTCATATAACATATATTTGTGAGTATCACTTTCGCTGTGATGTGGTACTGCTAAAGATACAGTATGAGTAAACACTTCACCCGTTCCAACGTCTCTGCCACTGTAACTTGTGGGAACATAACCAAGTACAATTTCCGTAGGTGTGCCATTTTCCACGGTAAAAGGAATCCATGTTGCACTTTGCAGATAATCTTGCGGTCGAACAATTTCTTTCTGTACATCGGATGGAGTTTCCAATATTGTGTTTAATCCGTTTAAATAATCAGTAGAATATAAATATTTGGTTATAGCTTTAAACGTTGCAGGATGTAAAGATAGAAAAGAATTTTCGCCGTTGCCAATGATACAACACATAATACTTCCAGTGGTGGAAGTAGGCAGCGTTGCAGTTGATTGTGAAAATGTTGGTTGGGATGTAGTAGGGAACATTGTGTCTATCAAATACCGATTAAAATTTGTAACATTTGATGAACGTGTTACATACATAGAATTGTTTAGAATTTCATCTTTATAACTCGCAAGATAATCGCACGTACATGAAATTTCATATGTAGATTCTACATATGTAACATCATTAACAAAATAGTATCTTCCAAACGTTTCACAGTATGCAACATTCCAATCAAAAGGCGATACAGCCTGCAAAATAAAAGTAGGTTTTTCTACACTTGTACCCTGTTTTAACACACATGATACAGTATCAGAAAGAGTAGGAATTTTTGTACTATTTATTCTTTTGTCTGATTTTCCAAATTTAACTTCAAAAGCCATAATACCCCCTTATTTAAGAAAGGGGCATAATGCCCCTTATGTTTAATCAAGCAAAATCAAAATTGCGTTTTCTGTGAAATCAACTGGAGTCTTGAAAGTGTAATGATTCCAACCGTTTCTAAAGCCAAAACGTGCATTTAAAGGCTCAACAGCGCTCCATTGATCAACCGGCACAATTCCAAGTGTGTCAATATCCATCATTATTCCCAGTACGTTTTCAACTGTCTTGTCGGCAAGTGTAAACTTACTAGTTCCGTCTACCTTTACGCCTTCCGCGCTTCCCTTAATAGTCATAGGATTCGCTGGGTCTGTCCAAAACGTAACTTTCTCATAATCGCCTAACTCCGCTTTTTCTGGATGGAAAAACTCACTGCCATTTGCCTCAAAGTAATTTCCAAATTTTGATACCAGATAAAATCTTAAGTCAGCTGCATCCGTGTGCCGGTTTACAACTTTTCCCGTAAAATCTCCGTGAAAACGTGTGCCTCGAACTGCAAGGTTTTCTTTCAACGTTTTCATTTCCGCGCTAAGCCAAATCATAAATGGTCGGAAATCAGCCGGATTCATGACTGTTTTTGCGGTCATGGCTAGACCCGTCTCAGCGTTATACTTTGTTAACGCATGGAAAACTTGTGTGTTCTTGCACATGTTTCCGGTTGCCGGATTGGCACTTCCGGCATCTGCCAAAATAATAGCCAAATTGGCAAGCTGCGCCCGGGCGATATTCTCCAAATCAATCTCATAAATGTTTGAAAATTCAGTCATTAACATGGAGAAGTATGACGCAACTCCTGCCTCTGAATCAAACGCTGCATTGAGCTGATTCTTATAAATAGTATACTTCCGTGCAAAAGTCTGTCCACCACTTGCAATTGTAAGTAGCACGTCATACTTAACAGGCTTTGTTCCTGCCTTCCAATCCTGATTTGCTTCTGGTTTAGCTAGCTCAACATTGATATTCCATTCATCATTATCAATGTTGGAATCGTTAACGATAGGTGTAAATTTACGAATATAGTTTCCATATCGTTCATTATCCCAAACCATACCAGAAAGCTTTCTGGAATATGGTCGAATTGAGAAGATCGTTTTTGCAAGAACTGTAGGAATAATCTGATAGAGGTTGTCATCCTCGCGATCAAGCCCCATTTTAAAAGTATTCTGCATTTGTCCAAAACTTAAATTTTGTCCAGTTTTCCTACCTGTGTATTCCTCGTACATGGTATTGAGAATTGCAGAAATTTGCGTATAAGTTAAACTAGCCATAGTCTACCCCCTTTAGAAAAATTTACTAATATCTGTCTTTTCGTTTGAGCCACCAAAATTAGTTTTGCCGTTTGCAAGCTGTTGCGCTTTTACAAGTGCAGTTGCAAACTTTTCATAGTCAAAACTATCCTTCTTTGTGTTGTCGGACTTTGTATCATTCTTTACTGCCGTATCAGTCTTTACTGTGTTATCAGTTTCAAACGATGTAATTTCATCTTTACTGTAACCAGCATTTACAAGCTTTAAAATTTCATCAATTTTCATATTTTAACCTTCTTTCTTTATTTTTGACAACTGTAAACAGACTCGAACTGTTACCTTGTGATTCAGAGTCACATGTGCTACCTTTACACTATACAGCACTAAGTAGGCGGTTTGTTTGTTGTCCCCAACATGCACACACTGGCTAGTGTTTGGATAGTGCAACCGCCTACTTATTATATATCATTTATATTATTGTTTGTCAATTACAACTTTATAAAATATCATGCCATGATACACAATCAAAAGATGCTAAAAAGTCACATTGCGTTTCGTAGTCTGAAAATGTAATGTCACCACTTATAAACATTGGTCTAAGATACTTTTTACTACTCGTTTGCCACCTCTCTAGCGAAGAAGGCGAAGTATCAAAAATATCATCACAAAAAGCACGCATAGGTTTAGTTATATAAAACTTAAATTCTGACTTATGCCGCCATACGGAAAACAAAGGTGTTTTCATGTCGTGCGTATATTCTTTTAAGTTTTGATGGCGTATTCTATCATCTTCCAAATCCATGAACTCATTATCAAGCTCCATTTTTGCCCTTCCTTTTGGAAGATTTCTATAGAAAGCGTTTTGTCTCTTTTTTTCTGAAACAGGCGAGTTAAACGGAAGTATAAGTGTTGTCTCACATCTGTCTACTTGTGTAATCTCTGTTCTTTCTTTCACCGCTTTGTAACAGTCGGGAATAAGTCGGTATCCTATTAAAATATTAGATATAATCGCGTTTGAATTTCCAAAAAACCACGTTCGTATTTTTTCCGTTTCCGAGTCAGGGCGGTTTCTGAAAAGAACTTCCATAATATTTTTGTATGCTTGAAATTCATTTTTAATTGGTCTGTCACCTTTTTGCGGTATGAACTCATCAAAAATTACATCATAAAACCTTGTAAAGTCTATACCAGTTTTGTTTTGAAAAGTAGACAGCGAAACACCTACTATAAAAGGTTTATCGTTTTGCAAGTCCTCATCTGTCAGAAATGCCTTGCCGTATCCTTTTTTGTCATTGTATTTCAGTCGAATATCTTTACCGAACCAATCAGGTTTCACAAAGTCGCCAATTGTTGAAAAACTATTTTCAAGTGCAACGTTTGTTCTACGAACGTATAAAATAGGGGAGTTTCTATCATTCCATACATCACATATTAAGTGAGACTTTCCAATACCTCTGCCGCCTATTATATCAATGTAACGTTGTCCAACGTCGCAAATATATTTATAATTTAAATACCCGTTTTCTTTATAAAGTCCCATATTTGCACCTCTCTAAATTTAAAAGGGGTGAGCTTGTGAGACTCACCCTTGAACAACTTGTATTTCTTCCCTCTACCACCCAACCATTATTTATACAAGTTCAAAATTCATGTAGGTACGACCTGCTTTACTTTGAGACCGTGTCAGCTTGAACTGTAAATTGTAGCTTTCCATAAAATCATAGGCAGCTTCCGCTGTCTTAATCACAGTTGGACTTGACGTTGCAATTGTTACGACTTCACCTGTCTCAATGTTGGTATGATAAAAAAGTGCCACTTCCTTATTGTCATCGGTACGATAACGCACGTAATCAGTTACGTTTACAATCGTGTCGTCTGGCAGATTCTTCATTAACAAATGATTATCATTTGCCATCTTAAACAGTTCTTTCTTGTCAAACTCTCTTGATTGTCTTTCAATTCTCATTTCATTATCCTCTTTCTTTTTTATTAGGGTATCTTTCCCCTTACAAGTATATAATAACTTATTTACAAAAGTTTTGCAAATAAAACGTTATTTATTCTGCTATTTCATCAATAATAGTATAATTCTTAATTTGGTCATCTGATAATCCTATTTCATAATCACGTGCTATCATGCAACTATAGCCTGTATATTCAGTTATTGCCTCTTTGCCTTGATAATCAACAACTTTTGTTTTTGTGATGCTATCACTATCATTATACCAGATTTGGAAACCGCCACTGTTCTTTATTTTGAACCCCGCTCTAAAGTTATCAAGGTTTTTGATTACTTCAACACCTCTTGACTTTTTGACTCCAGATATTGTACAGCCAAAGTATGTTTTATCTTTTGTTTCTTTGTACGCATTAAAACAATACTTCTTTGCCCCTAGCGTTTTAAAATCTTTGTATTCTGGTTCATACCTTTTTTCAGACTTTATATCACTTTCACAGTCAAAATAGCCGATATAATATTTTTTACCGTCAATGTCAACAAAAGTATTAGTTTTTTCGCATAGCTCATATATCCAATTATTTAATTCTGTCAATTTGTCAAAATTAAAGTTAGTTGCTTTACAACTATCTGTGTCACAATAAATATATGAACTTTCCGCACATGCTAAAATCCTACGCAAATGCTTTCTTGCGTGTGCTGTTGTATATACCCCCCACACATACGGCAATACGCTTTTCTCGCTTTGCTCTGTTATTGATTTTTCATCTGGAATTTTAAAGCCGCTTGCATCAACTTTTTCTTTATATACAATGTCATTTTCATACCTTGAATATGAAAATTCTTGCCACTCGTTTTCAAGATATATCATAACAGGATGAACAGGATCGGTTGCCGCCATGCCATAAATACCGTTTAATTTATTTTTGGCTTTCATTAAGTCATATTCTGCTTCTTCCCTCTCTTTACTATTCGGGGCGGTATGCTTTACCGCTATTTTTAGTTTTGTTTTTGCGGTAAAGTATTCCATTATAACACTTCTTACATCATCTGGAATATATCCATAACGTGCTGTATAGAGTGTATCTTCTATAATTTCAATTGTGTCAAAATCATAGCATTCATCAATAATAGAATAGTCTATATCCGTCACGGTTGTTTCAAGCTCTGCTGCTTTCCATACTCTACCATTGTCGGGGTCGACCCCTTGCAAGTTACGGCATTTGCTTATAGATAGATACGGATTGTATTGATCTTCTTTAAGTCTTACATTTGTAAGCTTTATTTGTGCTATCCATGCAAGATTTTTACTTTTTATATACTTTAAACATTTTGATGTTACTGGCATTTTTTCAAATGCCGTCACTGGAAACTGCATCAAAAGAAGCATAGCCGGATACATGCTCGATGCATCAAAACTATAAACGTCATGATATATTTTTGCACACTTTATCATGTTTGCGTGAGTATCACCGCCACGAAAAGCCTCTTTTAAAAGCTTGTATGTTTTGTCGTTTAATGCAAGCTTTTTCTTTAGCATTCGAGTTGTAGTTCCTTTTCGTATAGCTCTTTTCATGTCACGGCGCACATAAGAGGTACTTGTCAGCGGCACAGTTGCAATAGTATCTTTATCTTTTGTAAGCATGTAACTGATTGCCTCCCAAAGTCCTAAAGTATCATTGATTATATACCCCCACTCAATAGGATTGATATAGCTTTCATTGTGCCTTATAAGTGAGTAGTCCAGATCACCTTTTGCTTTTATGTGTTGGCATCCTGCCATTTTCTTTGTAAAGTTATCGAGCGACATATTTGTGAGCTTGTAACTACACCTCAGTTCAATACCGCGTTTCTTTAATCGCCATACAAGCGGTTTACGTTTACCAGTTGCAAACACTTCGCTATAGTCGTTTAAATATCCAATCATAAAAGAAAATTCAAAAGGCAGATTGTGAACGTAAATCACAAAATAGCGCGACTCATTAGTTTTGTAGTAAGCTTGAATTTTATCAAGTAAAACAAGAAAATCTTTCCAATATCTACCCTGTACTTCTTCCCCGTCAACGCAAGCAGACCAAACATACATAAAAGCATCAATAGGCTTTGTCACTTCTTCGCCATGGTCATCTTTTTCAATACGAGTCCGTGAAGTTGTTTCAATGTCAAAAGTTCCAAATTGATCAATATAATAAGGGCTGTCTTTCTTTTTGCCTAAAGGTTTATGCAATGAAAAGCCGTGTGCCGGCACATAGTCCGTCACTGACTTCACTTCTATATTATCATAACCATTTGATCTATTTAAACATTGAACTATCATAATTTACAACTCCTGCTTTATGGATTTCGGTTTTGGCTTCGCTCGATTGCGTTTATACAGATTGTTTGCAGCTTTGAACTCACGTGCTTTATCTTTCCATGACAGCGAACTGTTCTGTATAAGGGCAACTCTAAATTCTGCTTGATCTTTCACAGACGGGTACAAATCTTCAAAAGTGCTAAAGATTTCATTCAATCCCTCACGTGTGTTTGTATTAAGTGCCTCAGTTAACATTGTAACTATTTGATCACTTGATAGCTGTGCATACTTTTTATCTGATAGATAATGCAACGTGTTAAAAAGTTTATCACGGATATTTTTGGAAAGATTGGAAATGTCAACCCCGTAACGTTCTTTAAACGTTGCTACTCTTTTATTTTCTACTTCGATGCTACCCCGGGCGGTTGAACCTTTTGCTTCGAGATAATGAAGAAGCTTGTTTTCAAGTGCTCTCAGTTCACGGATTGAAAAATCTTTATAAACTGCCTTGCCTGTTGATACATAAGAAGCGTTATAAGAAACGTGCTTATTAAAGTAGTCAACCGCGTCTTGATATCTAAAAAGAGCCGTTCTATCTTCTGCAATTCTGCCTTTTGATATTGCAGTTGTTAAAGTTTTGGCACGCTTGTTTGCAACGTTGGCAAGTTTGCCAACACGGGCGATATAGTCGGACTTGCTTGAAGTGGACTCGATAGAATCATAGTGCCAACGTGTAAAATATTTTGCCTGAATTTCTGTTTGTTTCATAGTTCAATACCTCTTTTCTTTAATTCTTCTTTTACAATTTCATATTTATAGTTATGTGGTGTAATTTCTCTAAAAATATTACCAATTTCATTTTTAGTGTAACCGTGATGCCTCAAAACTAACATAATGTACTGTACAGCCCCCTTTCCTTCTTCATATGAACACTTCATTGCATCCGATGGAATTTTATACCATGTTGTTGTTTTAATATCTGCTACCGCTTGCTGCAAAAGAGCGTCCTGTAACATTTCATAAGGTGT